AGTACATATATTGCGCCTAAGGTTTACTATCCTAACGCTTAATTATGACTACATTTTCACAAGGTAGATTTGCACTGATGATTTCAGATAGATCTGGATTAGCCTTTCCTTATCAAGAAATGGTAAGAGAATGGAATGGTGCATGGGTTCATTATACAGAGTTTGAACCTAAGTCTCCTCAACTAAGTCCTAAACCAACCAGTGCGGACCCTCAAGCTTTACAACATGCAAGACCAGCTAGAACTGAATTTGCAACTGAAGATTTTTTACCTAATGATCCTTTTTCAACAGCTTCCAATACTACATTAACGTTTTCATTTCCATTTGGTGGACTTCAAGTTAATGATCAAGTTAGATTTACTTCTGTTGATGAAGCAGTAGGAGGAGTTTCAATTGCAGCTTTAGAATTAAACACTACTTTAAATGGAACCATTACTTCTAGTGCAACGACTGTCACGTTAACCGATACTTCTAGTTTCCCGACGAGTGGATATATTGTTATCAGAAAAGTTTTAACTTCCGATGATACAAGTGACCCTTTACTTGTTGGTACTTTGGCTAATGAAACAATTCAATATACTGGTAAATCCAGTAATGATTTAACTGGATGTACAAGAGGAACTGCAGCGCCTTACAGAGGAGAAACTCCTATAAGCACGACAGCTCGTTCTCACACTACCGGAGCAAAAGTTTTTGGATCTCATAAAATTGTTTCAAGAGTTGCGACTACTGTTGCACAAGCAGGAGTGCCTTCAACGGTAACGCAGTATAATAGCTTTACGTTGACTTTGCCTTCAGCAGCCAGTACAACTGAAACAGGAGGCGGAATTAATTGTGTCGTAGGACCAGTTAATCAAAGGAGGGCCTAACTATGATTAAATTATTAAAAAAATTATGGAAAAAAATTTTTGGAAAAAATTCTAAAACACTCCCAGAAAACGTAGGAGCAAAAATAGTAGAACCTACTCCCAAGCCACAACATTGTGGAGCTCATAGTAGATATAAAAAAAGCTGTGCAGCTTGTAAAGAGGCAGTAGCATAATGGCGGGGTATAATTACGATAATTTAGTAACTGATATTAGAAACTATACAGAAGTAGATTCTAATGTATTAACTGCAGCTATTTGTAATAGATTGATAGAAAATGCAGAAAATAGAATTTTTTATGATATCCCAACTGATGCGTATAGATATGTGAGTGAAGGAAATTTAGCGGTTGATGATAATACAATTAATGTCCCTGGTAAAGGAACCAAAGGGTTCACAGGTACAGTATTTGTACGTGGGATAGAAGTATTTGAATCCACAGTCAATAGCGAAGGAGAAGGAACATGGCTCCAGAAAAAAGATCAAACTTATTTAGCGGAATATGTTAATAGATTAACCGGTACCGAGGGAGGTAGCACAGGTCAAGATGTTACTGGTCTTCCTAAGTATTATGCGATGTTTGGAGGTGCTACAGGAACCTCAGACACTACTTCAGGAGGCCTATATCTAGCGCCTACTCCTGATGCTAACTACAGATTTCGAATATATTACACTATGATGCCTCAAACTTTAGTGACTAACACATCCGGAACCTATGTGAGTCAATACTTTCCACAGGGTCTCCTATATTGCTGCTTAGCAGAAGCTTTTGGATATTTAAAAGGGCCAATGGATATGTTGACATTATACGAAGGAAAGTATAAACAAGAGGTACAGAAGTTTGCAGGAGTGCAAATTGGTAGACGAAGACGAGACGATTATACAGATGGTACTGTAAGAATTCCGATCAAATCTCCGTCACCGTAAATTAGGAGAAAAATATTATGGCTATAACATCTTGTGTAGTAAATTCTTTCAAAGCGGAAATGTTAAAAGGCTTACATAGTTTTGATACATCTGGCGCGACTCCAGCTGGAAACGTATTTAAAATAGCTCTTTACACAAATTCAGCAACAATTGACACAACTACAACAGCTTATGGTGGCCCAAGTAATGAAATTTCAGGAACTGGGTATACTTCGGGTGGAAATACTCTAACGAACACAGGAGTTGGCACAACTACAACAGTTTCTTACACAGATTTTTCTGATACATCTTGGACATCAGCTTCTTTCACAGCTCGTGGATGCTTAATATATAATTCATCTACGGTTACTGGATTGACAACAAACGCGGCAGTATGCGCTGTTGATTTTGGTGGGGATAAAACAGTTTCATCTGGAACTTTCACAATACAATTTCCAACTAACGACTCTAGCTCAGCTATCCTAAGATTATCGTAAGGAGATTTTCCTTATGGCTGATCTTACTATTACAGTCGGGGTAACAACCGGAACGCAGTATGTTACTGGGTCTACAGGTTCAATTTATACATTTGATGGTTCTCAACCCGCAAGTTTTACTTTCCCATGGGTTGCTTCAGGAACAGTTCGTTTAGATCAATCTGCTTCTTCTAACGATGGTCATCCATTAATTTTTTCTACTTCCAATAGTTCCACTCTTGGAACCATGCAAGCTGGAATTATTTCTTCCGGAGTTACTTATTATTTAGACGGAGCCAGTAATCAATCCGATTACACTAACACAACAAATTTTAACGCAGCTACTACACGTTACATAGAAATAGCTCCTGCTTCAGAAACAGATTTTTATTTTGCATGCTGGGTCCATGGTATTGGAATGGGTGGAATTATGAATATGACCCAAGATACCTGGGGAGCTTTATCGTGGAGTCAAGGAAACTGGGGTGAGCAAAATGATAATATTCTCACTCCTTCTGGATTTTCAATTACATCGACATTAGATTCAGATGGACTATTATCTTATCCTGAACAAGGATGGGGAAGATTTGGATGGGGTGAAAAAGATTGGGGGGATAATTCTGTAACTTACACTCTTACTGGTCTTTCTATTACAGCTACCCTTAATGGTGATGGTGTAGCATCTTTTCCTAATGCTGGATGGGGTAGATCTACATGGGGTGAAGAACCTTGGGGTGATAGTGATAATCCAGTAATTAATCTTGAGTCTTTGACAGCAATGTCAATGTCTCTGGGAACCTTAGCTTACGCTCAATCAGAAGAAGGTTGGGGTAGAGATGAATGGGGCTATGGTAACTGGGGGGAAAATACTACTACAGTTAGCGTTGATGGCTTTGGAATAAGTACTACTCAAGGGCCAGCAGGATGGGGGGAAGCTCCTTGGAATGAACAAATTGGATGGGGTGGAGAATTAAGATTTGATACGACTCAATTATCTATTGTAGCTCTTACAGGTTTAAATGTTACTTCAACGTTAGGAACCCCAACTTTAGCTTACGATTATATTTTCAGTATCACTGGTCCAAGTGCAATTGGTACTGGTCTAGGAACTCCATCTATCAACAATGGAGCGGATCATAGCCAAGGATTAGCAAGCTTTAATATTACATCTACATTAAACTCTAGCGGCGTGGCTCATACCATGACTTATGAGATAAGTGGGCTTGCTATTACAAGTACTCTAGATACCGATCTAGTTGTTGATAATGCTGAAATTGTAAATATAACAGGATTAGGTATTACAAGTGCTTTAAACTCTAGCGGTTTAACGATTGCCGATATGGCCATAGGATTATCTACACTTACTGCTATAAGTTCTAGCGTAGGAGCAATTTCACCGGCTGATGTTGTAGGCTTGACTGGATTATCATTTAATGTTAATTTGGGCTCAACTGGCGTCGCACCACTTGGGTATAAAGATATTGACATTACCGGAAATACTTCTTATACCTACGTAGAGCATAGCGCTTAAATTAGGAGATTAAAATTATGCCTTCAAATTATACACCTCTTGGTATACAGTTGATGACGACTGGTGAAAAAGCCGGTACTTGGGGAACGTTAACAAATACTAACTGGGATATCATTGAACAAATTGCGGGTGGTTATACTACTCAAGCAGTAACTGATGGAGCTGATACCGATTTATCCGTTTCTGATGGCTCAACAGGTGCCACTCTTGCACATAGAGTTATAGAATTAACAGGATCCTTAACCGCAGGAAGAAATGTAACTATTCCTTTAGACGTACAAAATTTTTATATTATCAAAAACGCAACTACTGGTTCACAAATAGTAACCTTTAAATATGTTACAGGTAGTGGTTCAAGTGTTGCAATTGCTAATGGATCAACAGTAATTTGTTATGCTACAGCTAACGATGGTACTAACCCTGACCTGGTCGACATTGGAATGGGAACCGTTACTCTTGATGGCACACAAACTTTAACTAACAAAACTTTAACTTCACCAATTATTGGCACATCTATTTTAGATACAAGCTCTAATGAATTATTAAAATTAACTGCTACTGGATCAGCCATCAATGAACTGACTCTGGCCAATGCAGCAACTGGAAATGGTCCAACACTTTCTGCGACCTCATCTTCAGATTCTAATGTAGATATTAATATTAATCCATTAGGAACAGGTGTTCTTAAATCAGGAACAGCAGCCGTTAAAATTGCAGGCACAGAAACGATCTGGATACCAGCACAAGCATTCTACGCTCCCACGACTAATGGTGCGGACGCTCAGTCTGTTGAAACAACAGCAACTAGGCCTGAATTAAAGGTCTTAGATTTTGATGCAAGTACAGCGGAATATGCACAGTGCGCTATTGCAATGCCTAAGTCATGGAATTTAGGAACAGTAACTTTTCAAGCTTTTTGGTCTCCAGGTAATACAAATACAGGTGATTGTATTTTTGGAGTACAAGGAGTTAGTGTTGCTAATGATGCAACAGCCGATGTAGTTTTCGGAACGGCTCAAGAAGTTACAGATGCTGGCGGCGGTGCCGTTGAAGATGTAATGGTTACTTCAGCTAGTTCAGCAATAACAATTGCCGGAACACCAGCAGATGACTATTTAACATTTTTTCAAATTTACAGAGATGCAGCGGACGCGGGTGATACCTTTACAGGGGACGCAAGATTATTAGGAATTAAATTATTCTACACAACAGACGCTGCTAACGACGCATAAAATTTATAGGAGGAAAGAAATATGTCTTTTGGTTATAGTGTTTTAGGCTTCGGGTCCGGTGGCGGAGCAGCCCCTTATCAAATCGAATATTTAGTTATTGCTGGAGGTGCTAGAGGTAGCGCCAATACTTCTTCTGGTGGTAGTGGTGCTGGAGGATATAGAAATTCTTATGCTTCCGAATCATCAGGCGGTGGCTGTTCTACTGAAACTCCTTTAACAGTAAGCCCAGGTACAGTTTATACAATCACAATTGGTGCTGGTAGTACGGCAAATTGGACCAATGGAGACAATAGTGAAATATCAGGTTCTGATATTACATCTGTAACTTGTCTTGGTGGTGGAGCAAGTGGTTATTCATTTGGTACTCCCCCAAAAGTAGGTGGTTGCGGTGGAGGTGGTGAAGATACAGCTCCCCAACATATTGGTGCTGCTGGAACATCATGTCAAGGTTATGCTGGTGGTAATGCTCCAGGTGGTTCTGGATATCAAGGCGGCGGCGGAGGCGGTGTCGGAGGTGTCGGTGGTAATGGTTCCGGTGGCTCAGGCGGTACTGCTGGTGCTGGTGGTGCTGGTTTATCTTCGTCTATAACAGGTGCTTCAGTCGCAAGAGGCGGCGGAGGCGGAGGCGGATGCTTTAATGGAACATTTGGTACAGGTACTAGTGGTGGCGGTAATGGTGGAAGGTACAGTCCCTTTTTCTCTTCTACGGCCGGAACTGCAAACACTGGCGGTGGCGGTGGAGGTTCAGATCCTGGAAGTGCTGGTGGCTCAGGAGTCATTATTTTAAGAATGCTTGATGGAAATTATTCAGGAACAACAACAGGTTCTCCTACTGTTGCAACAGGAGTAGGTGGAACAGATACAGTTTTAACATTTACCGGATCGGGGAGTTACACAGCCTAATGGCTCACTTTGCAAGATTAGATGAAAATAATATCGTTCAACAAGTTATTGTTGTGCATAATAATGTAGCCACTACTGAACAAGCTGGTGTAGATTTTTTAAATAATCTTTATAAAACCAATGATAACTGGAAACAAACTTCTTATAATACTCACGGTGGTGAACATTTATTAGGAGGAACTCCTTTTAGAAAAAATTATGCAGGTAAAGAAATGACTTATGATGCAGCTAGAGATGCATTTATACCTGTTAAACCTCATGCTTCATGGATTTTAAATGAAACTACTTGTGATTGGGAAGGACCTATTGCTAAACCCGATGATGGAAAAAGGTATGAGTGGAATGAAGAAGCATATCAAGCGGATAATACCCAAGGCTGGGAATTAAATCCACCTTCGCAATAAGAAAAATAAAAATTTCACATTTTTTTCAACAAACTTTTACTACTCTCCTATAATTTATAGGATATATCCCCCTTTACTTTAAACGTGTCTTCATCTATAAGAGGCATAGAATGCGAAAGAAAACTAAATGAAAATTTTCACTTTTAAAAGTAACCCTCCACTCACACCTTTTGCCCCACAGTGGGATTATTCTTTGGGATGTGAAAATATCTCTAATTTCATTGATTGCCCTAAAATTGCCAGCCTTATTTTATCTAAAGAAAAAAGTATTATTGGTAAATTTCCAGCAGTAAAAAGTTCTTCTATTGATGGATATACTGGTCTAGGACCAAACAGCTTAACTTCTAGATATGGATATTATAATTTACTAGAGTGGCCTGAAAAAGAAATAAAAATTTTGCACGATAACATTGTAAAGTTTCATCAAAAATTCTTAAACGGTCTTAATATTAAAATATCTAATACCATTTTAATAAAGGGGTGGGCCAATGTTCTAAGAAAAGGAGAAAAAATTAATCCTCACCTTCATAGTGTTCAGCCCCATTCTTATCTTAGTGGACATGTAACCATTCAGTGCGACAATACTTCCACCTACTATATTAATCCTGTGAATCAATTAAATGAGCCAGACGTGAAACAAATTAAAAATGTGCCAGGAGAAATTACTCTTTTTCCTACCTGTGTACCCCACTACACCGACCTTCATAATGCACCAACAGAACGTATTACCATTGCGTTTGATCTTAATATTAAAACGTAGAATAATGAATTTAAAACATACCATTACAGATAATTTCTTGAATCAGGCAGATTTTGAAAATATAAAAAATAACATATTCGGAGATAAATTTCCCTGGTATTTTCACGACGGAGTTTCAGAGTACCAACCTCAAACCGACCTTAAATCTCCATTAGCTTTTTATTGGACTCACATGTTTTTTAATGGTTATCCACATGAAGGAATCACTTCTCCTTTTTATTCTATTCTAGATCCACTTTTTAAAAAATTAAACATTAAAGCCTTAATTAGAGTCAAAGCTAATTTGTACAGCAATCAGGGCCAAATCATAGAACACGACAATCATTTCGATTTTTCTTTCAAACACAACGGAGCTATTTTTTCCTTAAATACGTGTAATGGTTTTACCGCCCTTAAGGATAATACTAAAATTAAAAGTGTAGCAAATCGATTGCTTTTGTTCGACCCTTCCGTGCCTCATCATTCTTCAACATGTACCGATACAAAGGTGCGCTGCAATATAAGCATTAACTATTTCTAGTTAAATGAAAACCATTGTAGAGAAGTTTGCTCAGTATCTTACCGAGATTAAATATCCTACTAAAAAAGAACATTGGAATATTGGAGGAGTTTTAAAAAATAAATCTAATCAATATTTAAAATTTGATGTAAGAAACATGTTTCATCTTCCTGATGGGCTATTGGGGAAGAAAGGACACACCTCAAGTAATGCTGATAAAATGGTCTTTGAAACAGAGAATGCCTGGATCATCTTGGATATTCCAGAAATCTCCCAGTATGTAAGGAAACATAAAATTAAGATTCTCTACCTTGAAAAATTGATAGAGGATTTAGAATGGAACATTTCTATTAATAAATAATTTTGCAGTAAGTTTTTATTACCCTCCTATAAAATGTAGGAGTACAAACAGCATTGATATACCATTAATCGTGTAGTATAAAGTTCCTATAATAGGACAACTATGCTACAAAAATTAGGCTTTACACCCGGATTTAATAAACAAGTTACACCCACAGGCGCAGAAGGACAATGGACAGGGGGGGATAATGTACGTTTTAGATATGGGTCTCCTGAAAAAATAGGAGGATGGGACCAATTAGGAGAAGATAAATTAACAGGTGCCGCTCGAGCCCTTCACCATTTTGATGATAATGCAGGTACTAAGTATGCTGCCATAGGAACGAACAGAATTTTATACGTTTATTCAGGGGGTCAGTATTATGATATTCACCCTCTTCGAACTTCAATAGCCGGTTGTGATTTTACTAGTAGCTCTTCATCTACAAGTGTGACCGTAACTTTTCCAAGTCCTCATGGATTAGTTGATGATGATATTGTTAGATTTCACACAGTCAGTGGGGTCACAGGTTCT